CGACGCGATCTCCGGCCCGGCGCGATCATCAATGCCCGGGAGGATGTCGCCCGGAATCTGATCGCCAAGGGCTACGCGAAGCACGTCGTCGCGCCTGCTCCGCTCTTCGTGGATTCGACTTCTCCTCCGGAAAGGCCGAAGAAGAAGAGCAGGAGCAACGATGACGATCTCGGCTGACGCTCTCACAAGCCTCGCGACGTTCAAGGCCTTCCTCGGCATCACGGCGACGACGGACAACACGATCCTCGAGGACTCGATCAACCGCGCGAGCGCGATCATCCAGAGGTTCTGCGCCCGGAACTTCGTCTCGCAGCGGTACTACGAATGGCACGACACCTACGGGGCCGATCGGGTGATGCTCAAGCACAATCCGGTCGAGCACGTTCGATTCGTGGGAGTTGGCTACGACAACGTCGTCTCCGTTGTATCGACTGTCTCGACGGATATCTCCGTGACCATCGGAGTCGACACGGATCATGTGCATCTGCATAGGATCAACTCATCCGGAGTCGAGACGTCGGCAGAGACGGTCTTCGCGACGTATCCATCGACGAATCTCCTTGCGGCGGCAATCTCTGGCGTGACTGGCTTCTCGGCAAGCGCGGTCTTGAATGTGCCGACCAAGTACCTACGCAAGATCGCAGGCGCGGATCTGAAGCAGAAGACGATCTATCTTCAGGCTCCAACCGATCAACTCACCGACTACATGGTTGACGACGCGAATGGGATCATCTACGGCCCGACGCTGAGGCAGTATCGTTCGTTCCTCGTCGACTATGAAGGCGGATACTCCACGGTTCCGTACGATGTCGAGCAGGCGGCGATCTCGATCGCGACGAGGCTCTACCGTGGTCGGCAGCGCGATCCGGGAGTCTCGAGCGAGTCTCTCGGAGGCTACTCGTACTCGCTTCGCTCCGGCTCCGAACTCGACGCGGAGATGCGCTCGATGCTCGACCCGTGGAGGCGCTTGCGATGAGCATCGAGGCGCTGATCGCGCGATTCGGGATCGACCTCCACGTCTACACCCCGGTCTACACGACGGGAACGGACGGCAGCGTCGTCCGGACGTTCGGGCGCGTAGTGTCCGAGCGCGGATTCATTCAGCCGTCGTCGCAGGCCGAGCCATTCACGCAGGGTCGGCAGGAGGGTCGGACGAACGTCCAGATCTTCTTCCGTGCCAACGTAGAGGTGCCGATTGATGCCGAGATCCGAGATTCGACGAGCGTCGATACCGGGTGGAGGGCTTGGCGCGTCACGGGATCGACGAACCCGGGCGAGCTCGTCCAGACTGGCGCGGCTCCTCATCTCTCGATGACGGTCGTCGATGCGGTCGAGATCGAGCCGGAAGTCGGGCCGGAGCTTGGCGTATGAGCGGGGCGAAGTTTGACAAGGCCGCGATCTCCTCGACGGTCATGGGCGGCATCGTCAAGGGTCTCGCGTCGACGCAGATCGGCGCGAGCAGGCTCGTCCGCGCAACCCTCTCAAGGCCCGGCATGGGAACGCTCTACCGGGTCGCACGGGGCGCGAAGGGAGGCAGGAACCTCCGCGCTCGTGGATTCCATCGGGCATCTCTGCCCGGATCTCCTCCTGCGGTGAACACGAATCGGCTCCGGGCCTCGTGGAGCGTCGAGCGCGTCTGGGGAGGAGGAGGAGATACGATCTCCGCGGTCTATCGGCAGGGATCGACGGCGATCCTCCGGTACGGCTCGAACGTCCCCTACGCTCGCTTTCTCGAGTTCGGCACTCGCCGGATGAAGAAGCGCTCGTATCTCAGGCCGACGATGCCGAAGATCGCGGACATCTCTCTCAAACTCATCGCGGTACAGGTCAAGGCCGCGCTCCGGGAGGCACGATGAGCAAGGCGATCCTCGACGCGGTCAAGACACGCCTCTATGCGACGGCGAGCCTCACGGCGCTTGTCGGCCAGAGGATATATCTCAACTCGGCGGACGCGAACAGCATCCTGCCGCTCGTGATCTTCACGGCTCCCGAGGTGCGGACGACTCCATACTTCGGGAGCGTGACGAGGCACGAGATCGACCTCGAGTTTCAGATCCAGTACGGCACGAGCTCGGGCCTCGACACCTACAACGTCGCGGACGCGATCGCTACCGCGCTCTCGACTCCGATCACCGTGACCGGATTCGACGCGGCCAGAGCGACCCGGACGGCAAGGGGCGTTCCCTCATTCAACGATGACGGTTGGACGATGATCGAACGGTGGCGCGTCGTCGCCCACGACATCTAAGGAGCTTCTCATGCCCATCGACAGATATCTCGTCGGCAGCGACGGAAACGTCTCGTACACGATCAACTCAACCGCTCAGTCCCTCTTCAAGGTGAACTCCTACGCGGCGACGCTCTCGCGATTCGCGGCGGATCACACCTCCTTCGGAGACACGGGCCGACGCATCCGGCTCGGAATGCTCGACCTTCAGGGGACGCTGAACTGCATCGTCGGCGTGAACTCGACGGCGACCTCGACGGCGACCGCGCTCTTCGACAGCATCCAGAACACATCCGCGACCCGCCCGGCGCTTACCCTTGCGATCTACGATGGAACCGGAACGAACGATGCGAAGATCGTCAGCAACGCGGCCTTCTCGTCGTTCGCGTTCAACTCGAACGCAGCAGGCGATGCGACCGTCACGGTGAACTTCCAGAACGCGGACGGCGCGGCTCCCGTCGTGACTTGGCTGACCGAATGATCTCGGAGACGATCTCGCTCTTCTCTCCCTCCTCGTCGGATTGGATCGTCACGATTCAGACGAAGGACGGGCGCAGGATCACGCGCCGGGTATCCCCGAGCAGGATCGACGAGGAGACCGCGGTGCGATCGGCGCTAAACGCCAGCGGAGTGATGCTCGTCGATCTCGACTACTACATTGCACGGAGGGCCGATGACCGCTCGATCGTCACGAATGGCGACGAGTTCCTCGCGGCGCTCCGCGCGAAGCGGAGATAGAAGAATGGCAGTACATCCGATCGACGTGACGCTCCCGGACGGGCGCGTCGTCACCGCTCGCCCTCTGACGATCCGCCAGAGGATCGCGTTGACCGCGCAGCTCGCGGAGGAACGCGCGAGCATCGCGCGTCGGAACGCGGAGATAGCAGGAGATCCGAACGTCCTCGCGTCTGTTGAGAAGGCCCGGAAGGAGGCGCTCGTCGCTTCCGCGCTCGTCCTCGACTGCTACACGCTCGCGGGAGCGATGCGCGTCGTCGAGGCTGCGTCGGAGTTCCCCGAACTCATCGGAGACGGACTCGAGCCGAAGGCTCTCACCGAGCTCGCGCTCAGGCTCCTCGGATTCGGCAGGGAGGACGAGCGCGAGGCTCCCGCGGGAAAATGACGGCTCCCGCGGCCCCGCCGAGGCCGCGGGACTGGCTCGCGGAGGCTCACCTCATTGCGCGGAGCGCACCCGGCCTCGGCAATCCGCTCGACCTCACTTGCGCGGAGTTCGAGGCGCATCTCGTCTTTGCCGCGAAGGGATTCGAGTCTCGCTCGGAGGCGGCGACTGATTCCCGCGACTGGGCGCGACGATATGTGGAGCAGAGCATCCGATGAACGGTGGCGAGATCACCATCTCCGTCCGGGCCGACTACTCCGAAATGGAGCGCAGTCTCGTCGATGCCGAGCAGAAGGCCGCTCAGGCCGCGGAGGGCGCGGCCAAGCAATACGAGTCAAAGTTCGGCGCATGGCTCCAGAGGTCGTCCGGGTCGATCCAGAAGAAGTTCGAGGGGTTTATCAACCCGATCCAACTCCTCGACCGGGTCGCGGACTTTGCGGAGACGGCAGGCGAGGAGGGAATCGGGACGGCGCTCGACAACCTCGCGAAGTCGACTCCGATCATCGGGGCCGCGTACCGGATCGGCACGTCGATCGGCACGGCGCTGATGAATGCGTTCGGCGCGGAGACGAACGAGCAGTTCGCGGAGCGCGTCAAGCAGGAACTCGCGGACGCGCAGAAGAGGGCCGACGAGCAGCGCAAGATCGCGCAGGCGCAGGAGGCCGAGGCTCGGACGACGTTTGACACCGCGAAGCAGGCCGCGGATGCCGAGTTCGAGCTCGCTGTCCGCAACCTCGAGCGCGAAGGCGAGACGAGGGCCGCGATCTTCGAGAGAGGCCTCCGAGAGGAGCAGAGGCTCGAGACTCAGATGCGGCTCGAAATGGCCGACGCGGACAACGACGCGCAGCGTGACGCGATCCGCAGGCAGTACGAGGCCCGGATCCAGATCAACGCCGACGAGACGCGCGACAAGATCGAGCGCGAGGAGAAGGCGATCGCGGATCTCGCGGCGAAGGAGGAGCAGGCGAGGCTCTCTTCCGAGGAGAAGGAGCGGCAGGCCGCGGAGCGGATCGCCGCTCAGAAGGCAAAGGAGGACGAGGAGGCCGCTCGTCGGGCGCAGAAGGCCGAGGAGGATCGTCTTGCAGCGCAGGAGCGGGCATTCGAGGAGGCAACGAGGCTCGAGGAGGAGCGGATCTCCTCGCAGGCCGCGGGAATCACGGGCGCGAACACCGCGCTCGGGACGTTCCGATTCGACGCATATCCCGACGCGGACAAGCGAAGGAACGATGACCGGATGGTGAGGGCGCTCGAGTCGCTCGTCTCGACCGGAGGCTCTGGAGGATTCGTCTGATGGCAGTCGAGTACGTCGAACTTCAGGAGACGCGAGGCTACTCCGAGAGCGGAGGGCGCGTGACCGCATCGCGCAAGTTCCGAGTCTGGGACGATGCAGCGACCCTCACGACACCGAAGGCCGTCCGCAATCTCTTCGGATCGACGCTCCCAGAGGTCGGTGAGCTCTTCCCTGAGGAGAAGGTGATCTACTGCACGGCCTACTCGATCCGGAGCGTCCCCGATACGCTCGGAGTCTGGGAGGTCGACTTCACCTACGAGAACTCAGAGCCGGGCGAGAAGCTTCCGCAGGAGGAAGGATACGTCCAGATCACGATCGACTACGCAGCGGAGTTCCGCGATCAGTACCGGACGGGCGTGACGATCCCGACGAATGGCACGGCGACTGGATCCGACTGCGGAGGGACAAAGATCGACAAGGCCGGAGTGCCTCTTTCCGTCCTCGTTCGCATGAGCGACATCACGATCGTCGAGACGGTCTCCGCGGCATCGTTTCCGGATCGCAGCACGAACATCCGAGCCGCTCGAGGCCGGAGGAATCTCGTCGCGTTCCAAGGCGCTCCGATCGGGCAAGTCCTCTACACGGGCGCGACGGCGACGCGGATCGGCATCGAGAAGTTCCAGATCACCCATCGCTTCCGACAGGACGAGCAGTACCACATGATCCAGAGTCCGCGACGGAATCAGCTCGGGCAGGTTCAATGCACCGCCGACGCGCAGTCGGTCTTCCGGGCGGACTTCGTCGACCTCGTGCAACCGTTCCCGGGCTTCGCGAACTTCAACCTCCTCTCGGAGAACTTCTGATGGCGAACGAGATCACGCTGAACCTGAAGATATCCGTCGACAAGACGTTCCTCCGGCACTCTGAGAATCCCGGCACGATCAACGTCGACATGAGCGGCAGCACGGCGATCGGCGGCGCTCAGGCGATCGGCACGAGCGCGGAGGCGATCACGATGACCGATGTCGCGTCTCCGGGCTACGCATACTTCCGCAACCTCGGGCCGACGAACTTCATCGAGATCGGGACTGGTACGTCGACGTTCGTCGCCTTCGCGAAGTTGAAGGCAGGCGAGGCGATGATCACGCGCCTCTCTACCGCGGCCCCGACCGCTCGCGCGAACACCGCCGCGGTGAACCTCCAGTTCTACATCCTCGCGGACTGATGCCTCTCCCACGCTTCACATCCGGGCAGGTCGGCAAGCTGACGTTCGCGCATCTGAACGAGGCGTTCGATCGCATCGAGAACGTCGACCCCGAGCTCCGCGCGTCGGCATCTCCGATCCTCGGTCGCGTCATCCTCGCGAGGATCACTGGGCAGAGCGGGAGCGGCGCGTCGATCAAGGGATCGTTTCAGGAGGTTGCCGTCGACAATCCGACCGCGACCTCTCTCTCCTATTCGGTCGTCGAGGGCGGAATCACGTCCGCGACATCCGCGGGGACGTACGGCGCTCCGATCGTGTTCCCGGTCTCCGCGATCGGAACGGTCGTGCCGATCCTCGCGCACGTCGCGGTGAACGGCGCTCTGTACTTCCGAGAGTGTTCCGCGGCGGCAGCGAGCGCGTCGGTTCGCGTCGGGCGCGTCAAGACCGCGACGACGATCACGGCGAACGCGAAATGGCTCTACACGCTCACCGACATCGCGGTCTCGAACATGGCGACGGCGCAGTACGTCGCGACCGGAGCGGCTGACTTTACCGCGCTGAACGGATGCGAGGAGGCCGTCGACGTTGCCGCGCAACGAAACATCGGAGTCGGGACGATCCACCCGGTAGGATCGACGGCGACGAGACAGGCGATCAAGGTCGATACCGTCGTGACGTGCATCCCGACCGCGGGAGGATTCGTCTTCTCGATCCCGAACGGCTACTCCTTCGTCTGCTCATGAGCGCACTTCCATCCGACATCAATCGTCTCGACCGATACCGCCCACGCCGGCGGATCCTCGCGGTTCTCGCGAGGACATCTGCGATCTCGGTCTACGAGGTGCCGAGCGGCAGGACGCTCCGGATCGACTCGATCTCGGTCTGCAACGTCGTGACGACGACGGCGACGTTCCGGCTCCACATCGTCGCGCCCGGCGAATCGCCAGCGATCTCGAACGCGGTCTATTACAACCTCCCGCTCCGAGGCAACTCGACGCTCCTCGATGATTCGGTGCGGCATCTGACGGCAGGCGATCGGATAGCGATCCATTCCGACACCGCGAGCGCGATCGCGATCCAGATCCACGGGGTCGAGGAGTGAGCGTTGACGCGGCCTCGGCCCTCTGCTGCTGCGATGTCGCTCCTCCGGTCTGCTGCTTCCCGGATGCGTCAAAGCCTCTCGAGGTGAACTTCACGATCAGGAGCTCGGTCTTTGCCGGGACGACGGAAGTCGCGAGAACGCTCGTGAGCGGCCAGATCGCGACGACGATGCTCCGTTCCGGATCGAGCAGCTCGTTCGTGATGCGCTCGAGCGGTGGGACTGCCGCGCTCAGGTACGAGACATTCACGCGCGTCTCGAAGGCGGCAAACTGGGGCGACTCTTGCCCGGGATTCCCGAACTACTACGTCTGCCCACCGTGCAACGAGTTCGTCGAGTGCCAATCGTTCGAGTGGGTCTACAGCGGAGGCCTCGTAACGAACTCGCTCGAGATCCGCTGCATCGACCCATGCAATCCTCTGGCCGGGACTCGCAAGGCGTTCGGCATCTTCTTCGCTCCGCAGGAGAACCAGTTCATCGGCACGGTGACGGAGCGATTCGGAAACAATGAGCCTGAGCAAGTCGCCTTCTGCGGCCCTCCATCGACGACGCAGTATCCGCTCTCGATCCTCGGCCTCGGCGTGACCGTCGTCCCGACGATATACGGTCGCGAGGGATGCCTCGGCTCGTCGACGTTCCAGAACGGATATATCGGAGGGCATCTCACCGGCATCCCTTCGGAGTGGGATGGAATCTGCGCGGCAAATCCGACGTACTCGACGGAGCTCAACTGCGCTCAATGGCAGACGAATCCGAACTACGCGCTCCCGTCAAGGATGGGGTATTCCGTCTCGAGCTGCCCGATCCTGCGATGCAACCCGTACAACGCGAACGCCGTGAGCCGTGGATCGCCGGTCGAGTGCCTGCTATTCGACTGCAACGGACAGGTGATCTCGTACGCGGTGTCTGGATGCGACACGATCTTCCCGGGATCAAATCAAGGCACGGCCTGCGAGACGAACGTCCGAGCCGAACTCGCCCTCTCTGCGTCGGTGGTATATGGCTGAACATTGCGTCTTCCTCCGGATCGAAGGCACGATCTGCGAGCATCCGATCCACGCCGGGACGACGACGCAGGAGCGATGCGCCGGATGCTCCGGATATCGTGGGAGGATGCGAGGACTCGGGGATGTCGTCCACGCATTTACGACGGCGACGGGAATCTCGGCGGCGGTCGACAAGCTGAACGGCGGCGAGTGCGGAGGATGCGCCAAGCGACGGGCCGCGCTGAACGCCGCGATGCCGTTCTCCGATACTCCGAAGGAGCAATAGCATGGCACTCACCTACACCGGAACTGGCGGACTCTTCACCCGGCTCGGGGCGCTCGTCTACATGATGGACGCGGTTAGGACGCATCAGAACAACCTGAAGACGCTTCTTGCGAACGTGCAGGCCGAGTACTTGTCGACCGATGCTTGGATGATCGACATCCTCTCCGGCGGGATTGAGAATCGGATCGCGGAGGCCGGGAACGTCCTCTACGATGTGCGAGCCGCGGCGGAACGGACGATCCTCGAGATGTGCTACGCGGAGGCGATCGCGAGCGGCGCGACGAACACGATGGTGCGGAAGGACATCCGCGAGGCTCTCGTCTGGCTCATCCGCCAGATGGACACGGATACGAAGACCGTCGACGGGACGACGGTCAACAAGTCAGCCCTCTCGGTCGGCGCGAGCAACAACGGCAACGGCAAGTTCCTCTATCTATTCGACGCGCCGCACATCCTGCTCGGCTCGACGAACGACTGGCCGAACATCCGCTCGGAGGTTCTCGAGGCGCGATGCGTTCAGGACGGAGTGTCGGGTGCAATCACTCGAGGCTCGGAGATCTTCGAGATCCGGGGTCAGCCTTCGTATCAGGGACTCGACTACCGATTCCCGGGAGGGAGCGGGACGCTCATGCGTCTCGTCTCGGCCTGCGCGAGCATCGATAACGGGATCCCGGGGCAGAACATCCTGCACAACTCCGACCTCGAGGATCAGACGAGCAACCTTCCCGATCGCTTCACGGTCTCGAGCGGCGCGGCGGGGACGGAGTTCCTGACCGAGACGACGAGCGTCTTCCGCGGAACCAAGTCGCTGAAGCTCGCGGTGACGGGCAGCACTTTCAAGATCCGCCAGAGGCTCGGGGACTTCGACGGCAGTCTCGGAAGGCTCACGCCGGATCGACCATACGTCATCGCGGTCGCGATCAAGAAGGACACGACGGCGACCGGGACGCTCCGGATCTCGGTGCAGGATTCCGGCGGGACGATCATCGGAGTCGGAAGCGACTTCTTTCTCTCGCAGACGATCAGCGCGACGACGACATCCTTCGCGATATACACAAGCACCGTCCGATCGCCGCGCATCATTCCATCGGAGATATACCTCGTCATCGAGACGACGGTCGCGATCGCGACCGATGCCTGCTACATCGACGAGGTCATCCTTGCGGAGATGATGCCGATCGCGGCGGGAGGCCCGGCGCTCGCGATCGTCGCAGGCTCGACGGACTGGAGCGCGGACGACAACGCTCGGTACACGTTCACGAACAACGACGAGGGCGCGTTCGTTCGCGCCTTCGATCGGTTCTTCGATATGTACGGCAAGGGACTCAGCCTCCCCGCGAACTACGCGGGAGGCGAGAACATCGACGATGCTCTGATCGCCTGATGAGCTCGAGGAGGATCGCGTTCCTCGCCTGCCCGACGAGGAATCGGAGATCGTCCTCCTCTGCCAGATCGAACGCGAGCGTGTAGAGGTCGAGCGTCTCCCACGAGATCGAGAGGATGTCCGTGCATCGGCTCGCGGCCCGGTCGCTCTGCTCGAGGAGGATCGTCGACTCGAGGCAGGCCGCGACGTGGATCCGGACGCGCCGGGATTCCAGTTTTTGGAGTTTCCGAGGAATCTCTATAGACAAGGCTCGCCTCCTGCCGATATGATGTCCGCTAGCGGACACGGAGTCCGCAGAAGGAGACCATATGTCAGAGATCGTACTCGTACTGGAGATCCTCTTCTTTGGATCTATCGCCCTCGCGCCTCTCTGGATCGGAGGTGACGAGTGAACGAGATCACCATCGCGCAGGCAGGCACTCGGGCGCTCGAGGCCTACATCGCGGCAGGCGACATCGGACGGCTCGGCCCAGATCAGCGGATCGCGCTCTACCGCGCGGTGTGCGACTCGCTCGGCCTGAACCCGCTCACCCAACCGTTTCAGTATCTGACCCTGAGCGGGAAGACCGTCCTCTACGCGACGAAGTCCTGCACCGAGCAGCTCCGGCAGATTCACGGCGTGAGCGTGACGAGGATGGAGCGCGAGATCGTCGGGGACATCCTCACCGTAACCGTCTCTGTTCGGGAGCGCACGGGCCGCGAGGACATCTCGACTGGATCGGTGAGCCTCTCCGGGCTGAAGGGCGAGAACCTGAGCAACGCGCACATGAAGGCTGAGACGAAGGCGAAGCGCCGCGCGACCTTGAGCATCTGCGGTTTGGCCGTCCTCGACGAGACGGAGGTCGACTCGATCCCCGGAGCGCAGGCCGTCGCGGTCGAGGAGTTCCACGCCCCGGCGAAGGCCGAGCCGAAGAAGGCCGCGAGGCCAACGCGGGAGGAGCGCCGTCGCGATCTCGAGGATCTCACCTCTCCGATTCCGCAGGCCGAGCGGGTCGAGGCTCCGGCCCCGACTCCGGCCCCGGCTCCGGCCTCTGGAGACGAGCGGATCATCCGGTCGGCCTCCCTGATCGGAGTCGTCGAGGCGAAGGGCGGTCGCCGGGTCTGGCGGATCGACCAAGAGGGCGAGGTCTTCGCGATCCTCGATGAGCGGATCGCCTCGATCATGGAGGCGCAGCAGGCCTTCAAGGTCGACACCCGCGTCCGGTGCCGCGCTCGCGCGAACGGGACGCTCGAGATCGTCGAGGTCGTGGGGGATGTCAAGTGAGGGCCGAGATCCCCGGCGCGGCCTCGATCCGGACTCAGGTCGGGATCCGGCCAGAGGATCCTCGGGTGTTCCGTCCGATCCGGCTGACGGAGGCGCTACGAGCGGCCCGGATCATCCGCGCCGACGAGACGCTCTCGGAGGAGATCCGGGCGCTCGTCGAGGTCGGCATCCCGCTCGACCTGATGCCCGGTCACGTCACGCCGCCGAAGTCGGCGCTCGCGGAGGCGCTCCGAGTATCCGTCCGGACGATCCGCCGGCGGGAGCTC